ACTTAATCTCATAATAACATTTTACAGTCCAACGACCAAAAAAATATCCTAAAATAAAAATGGCAATAACTGCCACAATGTGCCAACCTAACATAATTTCTCCTTTTTTAATTAAACATTAATAACATTTTTAGTGTGGTGCAAGGGGTCATAACTTACTATTGTACACATAATTTCATTATAACGAGGGTTAGTGCAGTATTCTGTAACGTCTATAGTTTTTCCTACCTCATAAAATGTAATTATTTCTGCTATGTCTTCTGGTTTACTTAACTTAGCCCACCCTAAAACATCAACTTTTATTATTTTCATTTCATCTGTGTCAGGGTTTAATTCCCATGAAATTTTACCAATCATATTTTCTCCTTTATATTAACCATTTACGAATATCTTCAGCCAACACCGATGTGGCTAAATTTATTTTATTACGTAATGAATAAATTATTTTTTCATCAACCGTTCCTTGAGAAATAAGGTCAATGTATGTAACTTTATCTTGTGTTCCTATACGATGATTTCTTGCTTCTGCTTGTTCACGTATTTCTAAATCATAATTATTAGAATAAAAAACTGCTAAACTTGCAGAGGTTAAAGTAATTCCTCTTCCTCCTGTCATAGGTTGTCCAATAAAAAATTGTGTTTCATCATCTTCCTGAAAACGTTGAATGTTTTCTTGACGAATATTTTGAGGAGTATCTCCATAATACGTAACAACGGATCGCGTCCCATATTTCTTTGCCAATGTTTTTTCAATTTCTTGAATATCGTGTCGGTAGGTAGCCCAAATGATTGCTTTATCACCATGCTCTTCTAGAATAGCCATTAATTCTTTGATACGATTATTTGGCAAACCAATTACCCTACCATCATCGGTTGCCATATGACCACAAACAATTTGGTGTAGCCTTATCAATTGGGCTAGCACTGACGTAGTCGTCAATGTTTCTTCCTTGAGTTGTACTAAAGCGGTTCTTTTCATTTGCATGTACGCATCAAGTTGTTCTTTTGTCATTGGTACAATTCTTTTCATCCACACCTGAGCAGGTAAATCCAATGCATCTTTTTTTAAAACACGGTATGAAAATTTTTGTAACTTATGATTTAATTCGTCTAAATTTTTATATCCTACAACTTTATTAAATGACCTTCCTCCAAAAGATAATCGTTGCATTTGACAATGCCTAGCACGAAACGTGTAAAGCGAACTAAATCCCAACAGTTCATGATTTAAAAAATTACATTGTGCATACAAATCTTCAGGGGATTTGGTTATAGGAGAACCTGTCATGATAACACGGTAGCGCGCTAAGAAGCCTAACTTAGTAATCGCTTTTGTACGTAACGCGCTTGGGTTTTTAATGACCGTGCTTTCATCAACAACCATCATAGATTGACGTGTCATCAGAAATCTATTACTTAATTTGCGTCCACGTTCCGTAGCAAACGCATCTACATTCATTATTAAAATATTTAAATGTACTTTTGCAGGTTCAATAAGAAATAAAGTTTGTAGTTCTTCTTCGTGCTTTTTTGTTTTTTGTCCCGTCCATACAACAACATTTCTATCCACATGATTAGGCATGTGAGTTTCAATTTCTTTTACCCATGTTCCTTTAACACCATTAGGACAAATAACGAGTAAACCGTAAATGAACCCATTGTCATAAAGATAAGAACAACAATCAATTAAAACTTTTGTTTTTCCACACCCCATTTCCATTAACAAAGCAAACTCTCTATTTTCTCTAGAGAAATGATTAAGCATAGCACCAACGCCCGCGTATTGATGAGCATAAGGACGTGTTTTAAAACTATATTTCAATTTATTCATACTTTCTGCAATTCTATAAATTATCTTTTCCCTAACATTTTTCTTGTATAAATAAAATAAAAATAATATAGACTGCCTCAGAAAGATGAAAGACTTAGAAAACAAAGGAAATGTGTACGTTATCCAAGAGGTATCGAAATTTAACGTTATTTCTGCTCAAGAATTTGGTAATTTAATTCCTATTTTTGAGGAGGGAAAACAAATAATGTTATCTCCTGCGCCTGCGATACGTAAGGCAAAAAGTGTTTTAAAAGACTTTAATGACAAAGATTATTTATTATTGATTGGAGACCCATCAATGATAGGTTTGGCTTGTTCAATTGCTGCTGATGTAAATATTGGTAGATATAAAGTTTTAAAATATGATCGTCGTACGTATACATATTTTCCTATACAGATAGACATACACGAAAGGAATAACCATGACAGAGAAAGTTGATTTTACAAACTATCTACCAACTGAAGAAAATAAAACTGTTAATATATCAGAGGTAAAAGATGTCTCTGATGCATCTAACAAATTTTTAAATATTGAAAGTGAAATACTTTCATTAGAGGATCAATTAAAAATTAAAAAATCGCAACGCCAACAATTGAATGATGCTATTGTTGAATTGATGGAGTCACGCGGTGTTAAAGAAATAAAACTGACCAATGGAGATGCTGTTAGTTACAAACCATTTGTTAAAGCAAGCATTACAAAAGATAATGAGGTTGAGGCTTTTGCATGGCTAGAAGAAAATGGTCATGGAGATTTAATAAAAAATATTGTGTCAGTACGGTTTGGTAAAGGAGAAAATAATAATGCTACTAGGTTAATAGAAGACTTAGAGCAAAATGGTTTGTCTCCTGACCAAAAACGCAAGGTCGAGCCAATGACCTTGAGTGCCTTTGCGGGCGAACAAATAAAAAATGGCAAACCATTACCTACCAATACATTTGGTATTTTTTTAGGTAATAAAGTAAAAATTAAACGAGGAAAATAACGATGAACGATGTAACGAAAAAAAAGAAAAGTGAAATATCGACGAACGTAATTGACTTTTCAAGCCACGCTGGTGTTGGTTTTGAAAATGTTAATGCTCAGGAGCTGGCAATTCCATTTTTAAAACTTGCTAGTTCTCAAACTCCAGAGATAAAAAAATCTAATGCTAAGTTTGTAGAAGGACTTGAGCAGGGGAATATATTTAACTCTGTTACTAAAGAATTTTACAGTAGTATTTCAGTAGTGCCTTGTGCATTTAGAGTACGATGTGTAGAATGGTCTCCTCTTGGTGAGGGAACAGGAGCACCTGTAAAAATTTATAAACCAGAAGATTGTCCACCGTTAGAACGTGGCGCGGATGGTGAAGACCATTACATGGTTAATGGTGCTATTAGCCCGACTTACATTGTAAGAACGGCTGAGTATTTTGTTTTACGATTAAATAATGATGGAACATTTGAAAGATGTCAAATTATTATGCAGAAAACTCAATACAAAAAATCCCGTTATTGGAATACAATGATGATGAATCAAAAATTTCAAAATCCAAAAACAGGGTCACTAGAAACATTACCAATGTTTGCAAATGCATATAAAATGGAAGGTGTGCAAGAAGCAAACAAAAAGAATGATTGGTGGGGTTGGAAAATAACACTAGATAAATCAATAAATGATTTAAAATCTCCAACTCATATTGTGGGAGAGGCGCAGCATTTTCATGAACTTGTTAAGTCAGGGTCTGTTGATCCTGCACCAGAAGCATTAAATGATAATGACGCTGATGGAATTAAAGACATTACTCCACCTGTGGATAGTAATGTTTTAGGTTCGTAATCACCTTTATTTCTTAGGTCAGGGGCGAACTATCGTAAGATTTTTCGCCCCTTATTATTATTATTTATATGAAAGTAGAAAAATTTAAACATATATTCTCAGGCTTAGAGCGTGCTCACGGTTTTTATGAGTTTACTGAGACTAAAATAAGCGGAAAACGTGATGGACAAATGCGTACATTACATAAACCGCCTACTATTCAAATGTATCAAAATCATTTAGAGGGACTGTATCCTGCATTAGGTATTGTTCCTATTAGAGACGATGCAACAGCGACTTGGGGTTGTATTGATATAGACGAGTATCCCCTTGACCACAAAAAAATATTATCCAAAGTACGTCAATATAAATTACCCTTAATAATGTGTGCATCTAAATCATTTGGTGCGCATCTTTTTTTATTTTCTAAACAACCACAACCTGCTTCTATTTTTCAAAATAAATTAAAAGAAATTGCTTCTTACTTAGGTCATGCCAAAGCAGAGGTATTTCCTAAACAAATAAAATTAACTAATGAGCAGGACACGGGTTCTTGGTTGAACTTGCCTTATCATGGCGACACACGGTACGCGTTTCTTGATAATGGTGATGGTGCATCATTAGAAGAATTTTTTGATTTATATGACAAATATGTATGTGAGGATATTAGTAAAATTATTATACAGGTTAAACAAGACCACATCGTTGATGGTCCTCCATGTTTACAAGTTTTAACTACACAAGGTTTTCCAGAAGGAACACGAAACAATGGTTTATTTAACATTGGAATTTTTTATCGGATGTCTAATCCTGATGATTGGAAAGATTTACTTGAAACTTATAATCGTGATTATATGGATCCTCCTCTTAAAGCAAGTGAGGTAACAATTATTCAAAAACAAATAGGAGCCAATAAAGCCGACGGCACGATGAAATATATTTATAAATGTAATGACCAACCTATCGTTAGTGTGTGTCAAAAAGGAATATGTAAATCTAGAAAGTTTGGTGTAGGCACATCAAGCGGGGATCATCCCGTTTATTCTAATTTACGGGCGTTAAACTCTCATCCTAAAATTTGGTTTTTAGATATAGATTCTGAAACTATAGAAACAAAAGATTATACTAACATTGAATATCATGCCAGACTAAGACGTTTAGTGGCTGACCAACAAATGAAATATATTCCTAAAATGAAACAAACAGATTGGGAAGACCACTTAGCAGTTTTATTTGAAAGTATTACCGCCATTGACGTTCCTGAGGATGTTTCTAAAGTAGGTGAGTTTAAAGATTATTTAATGGAGTTTTGTGTAGGAAGAGGAGAGTCATTTGATATTGATGAGCTCGATATGGAAAAACCTTATACGGATGCCAAAGAAAATAAAACTTATTTTCGTCTCCGAGATTTATGTAAATGGTTAGAGAATAGTAAAAGTTTTAAAGAAACAAGAGCATGGATTGTTCAACGATTAAAAGATTTAGGTGGAGAAGATGTTTTTGTTTATCCTAAAAAAATACAAACACGTGCGTGGAAAATCCCTGCATTTAAACAACCTAAGATGATGGAAAAAATGCCTAATTTAAAATCCAAAGAAAAGACTGATAAAGATGTTTTAGGTAAGGACGAGGAAGAGGAGATACCTTTTTAATGGATCAATTAAATTTTTTTAATATTCCCTTATTCGATGTAAGAACTTGCGCTGTTGAGGAATTATTTAAATTTAAATTAAATAAAATTAATGAGTTTTTAAATGAAGAGGAGAAAGATATTTTTTGCCAACGAGTATGTGACTATTACCATGATGTTGTTGGATTTCCTTATTATGGAGAAGAAGTTAATCTTACTAAGGAGTTAGAACGTTTTAAAAATTATAATCCTACAAGGCTTCTTTTGGAAGAGAATGAACTTCAACAAGTAATGTTTGGATTAAGTATATGTAATTTTTTTCATCCCCACATGTGGGATGTTAAGTGCCGTAATCAAAAAACTCCTAAAGAGGTTTTTTTAGATAAAGAGTTATTTAAAAAAGCCATTAGAAAAAGGTTACACATGAGTGATTCTAAGTTAGGTATTTTTAATATACGTAAAAGTTTAAAAATTTTTAGTGGAGCACAATCCGTTTCTAATTTTAAACCAACTATTGCAAGGTACATGTACACAACTTATTGTGGAGAAGGGTCTAAGGTATTAGACCCCTGCATGGGATATGGGGGCAGGTTGTTAGGGTCTATAGTTTCTCCTACCGTTTCTTCTTATCATGGAGTTGACCCGTGTGTAAAAACTTATGATGGTAATTGTAGGTTGGATGTTGAATTAAATGACAACTCTAATAATAAATTTTTTAATATTCCATTTGAGGATTTTACAACAAAAGAACTTTATGATTTTATTTTTACAAGTCCCCCTTATTTTGATTTAGAAAAATATAGTGATGAGCCTACACAAAGTTATATAAGATACCCTCAATACGATAAATGGATAAAATATTTTTTACAACCTTTAATAGAAAAATCTTATACGTATCTTAAAAAAGGAAAATATTTTGCTATTAATATACATGGAGAAAAATTAATTAAGGAAATAAAGCCTTTATGTGAAGCAAAAGGTTTTAAACTTGAAAATACTTTACATATGCGTTTGTCACGTATTCCTGGTAGAGGAATTAATAAAAATAAAATTAAATTTAAAACGGAGCCTATTTTTATATGGAAGAAATAATAAATGATTAATATTATTTTAGGGCCTCCAGGTACAGGTAAAACTACTAAATTACTAAATATTTGTGAGCAAAAAAAAGAGGAAGGAATTTCGTGGGATAAAATAGGTTTCTTTTCTTTTTCACGTAAGGCGGCTAACGAAGCACGAGACAGGGCGCGTTTAAAATTTCAAGCAAGTAGAGACGATTTAATTCATTTTAGAACGCTTCATAGTTTTGCGTTTCGTCATTTAAATGTGAAAGAAAATAATTTGATGAAACAAAAACATTGGAAAGAATTATCTCAAATGATTGGATTTAATTTAGTATTTAATGAAAATGATGATTCTATTTATTCTAACTCTAATCATCAATATATTAATTTAATTAATACAGCCCGACTTAAAGATGTATCTTTAGATGAAGAATGTAGAAATAATTCTGAACCTTTAAACATGGTAAAATTAAATTATCTTCACCGTGTTATTAATCGTTACAAAGAATTAAACGAATTATATGATTATACGGATATGATAATTGATTACACACATGACACATTTTTAACACAGTTTGATGTGCTTTTTATTGATGAGGCTCAGGATATGCCACGTATACAATATAATATGGTGGATAAACTTATATTGAATAGTAAAGAGACTTATATAGCAGGAGACGATGACCAAGCAATCTTTCGTTGGTCAGGGGCTGATGTAGATAAGTTTATTAATCTTAAAGGAAATGTAACAGTTCTTAATAAATCGTATCGATGCCCTCAACGTATTTATCGTTTAGCAAATTATATAATTACACGTATAAAAAATAGAAGACCTAAAGTATGGGAACCAAAAAAAAATGAGGGTAAAGTTAGAAGAATGGAACATATCCGTCACATTGATTTAACTAAAGGAAGGTGGTTACTTTTAGCGCGAACCAAAAAAATACGTAATGAAATGATAGAGGATTTTTTATTACAAGAAGGATATTGGTACGGCAGAGGAGAACATCGTCCTGTATCTACTACTATTTTAAATGCTATTGAGGTGTGGAAAAAATTAAAAATGGGAAATACCATTACATTAGTAGATGTAAAAAGTTTATATAATAAAATTAAAACCCGTGTTGGAATAAAACATGGTTTCAAAACTTTTAAAGGGGGCGACGAAAAAAAATTATTTTCTTTAGAAGAGTTGAAAAAAAATTATGGTCTTCTCGTGGATGGCGAATGGTGGGAGGTATTAAGTGGGGTATCTTCTTTTGATATTAGTTATTTACGTAGATTAGAGAAAATAGGAGAAAATGTAGAAGGTGAACCTAGAATTCGGGTTTCTACTATTCACCAAGCAAAAGGAGGGGAATGTGACAATGTTGTTGTGTTATTAGATTTAGGTAAAATAGTTTATAAGTCTTATATTAAAAACCCTGATGATGAGCATAGGGTTTTTTATGTTGCGGTGACTAGAGCCAAAGAAAATTTATATATAGTAGAACCTCAAAAACAACAAGGTTATCGAATTTAATGAAGAAAGATAAGACAAAAAAATTTGAAAAGTGGCTGGAAAGCAACGATAAAAAAATTGAAAAACATTTAATTAAATTAGGTTTTGACCCAGAGTGGGTTAAAAAATCACAAAAAAAAGTAAAGAAAAATAGGAGTAAATAATGCAACATACTTTTGGATTTACACAGTCAGAATGGGTGCCCCCTCAAGAGTTACCTGATTTAACACATGCTAAAGTCATTGCTTTTGATTTAGAAACATATGACCCTCAACTAAAATTAACAGGTCCTGGATGGACAGAAAAGAAGGGTCATATTATTGGTATTGCTGTAGCAGTGGACGGATGGAAAGGTTATTATCCTGTGCGTCATGAAAATGGTTTTAATTGGGATAGAAAACGCGTTTTTTCGTGGTTTAAAAAATTAATGCAAACAGACGCTATTAAAGTAGCCCATAATGCTATTTATGATTTAGGTTGGCTTTATGCGGAGGGAATTTCTGTTAAAGGACCAATTGTGGATACAATGATTATGGCGCCCATTATAAATGAAAATAAGTTTTCTTATGCTTTAAGTGCTGTTGGTAAAGAAATGTTAAATGAGTTTAAAAATGAAACACTGCTTAAACAGGCTGCCATAGAATTTGGAATTGATCCTAAAAATGAAATGTATAAATTACCTGCTATTTTTGTAGGTAGTTATGCGGAACAAGATGCTGATTTAACTTTACGACTTTATCATCACATGCGTCCTATCATGGAAAAAGAGAGCCTGCTAAGTGTATATAAATTAGAGATGGATTTAATTCCTATAATTTTTGAAATGACTAAAAAAGGAGTACGAGTAGATGTTGAAAAAGCAAGACGTTATAAAAAAAGTTTTAAGAATACAGAAAAGAAGATACTTGATAGCATATTGGAAGACACAGATGTTGCTGTGGATGTTTGGGCTGCGTCTAGTGTTGCAAAAGTTTTTGACAAACTTAAAATAGATTATCCGAGAACAGAAAAAACTAATTCACCTAGTTTTACTAAAGATTTTTTATTACACCATTCTCATCCTATCGCTCAAAAAATTCAAAGCGCAAGGGAGTTTAATAAAGTTCAATCAACTTTTATTGATACTATTTTAAAACATGGCGAGTCTGGACGTATTCATGCTAATATTCATCAAATGCGTGATGGTGAATCAGGAACCGTCTCAGGCAGGTTTAGTTATTCTAATCCTAATTTACAACAACTTCCCTCACGGAATAAAGAAATTAAAAAACAAATTAGAGGATTATTTTTACCTGAAGAAGGAGAGGTATGGGGTAGTTTTGATTATTCACAACAAGAACCACGTATTGCGTCTCATTTTGCTTCGCGCTTAAACTGTGATGGCTCAGACTCGGTGGTGGAAGAATATCAAAAAAATCCTGATGCGGATTTCCATAGTATTGTAGCAAAGATTGCTAATATTGAAAGAGACCAAGCAAAAACAATTAATTTAGGATTATTTTACGGAATGGGTGTTAATAAACTTTCTAATGAACTACAAGTAAAGGTTGATGTAGCAAAAGAAATTTTATTAGAATACAATATGAAAGTGCCTTTTGTTAAAGAATTAACAAAGAGGGTATCTAACTACGCCAATAGTGAGGGTTACGTTTCAACAATTAAAGGTAGAAAATGTCGTTTTGAATTGTGGGAACCAACTACCTTTGGTGTGTTTAAGGCGCTTCCTTATGACCAAGCAAAACTAAAGTACGGAAAACACCATACGTTACAACGCGCAGGTACGTATAAAGCGTTAAACAGGTTAATACAGGGGTCAGCAGCAGATCAAACAAAACAAGCAATGATAGAATTATATAAAGAAAATTTAACTCCTCTTATACAAATCCATGATGAACTTACTTTAAGTTTTGATGGTTCAGAAAAAACAAAAAATAAAATTATTTCGGTAATGGAAAATGCAATTAAATTATCTGTTCCAAGTAAAGTTGATTGTGATTTAGGAAAATCTTGGGGTGATGCTACTTAAAAATATTGGCGGTTTTGTGCGGTAAATTAGATATACCTTGCATATTATATAATATTATATAATATATATTTATAATTTTTAGAAAGAAGGAATTATGAATATAACTAAAAAATCCTTATTAGAAAATATTGGTTCAGAATTTTTCTCTGCAATTTTTATTAAGAAGAATGGTGAAGAGAGAACCATACTTGCTAAACTACATGTAAAAGATGAAAAGTTTTTTGCAGGTGGTGAATTACTTGGTAACAGAGATCACTTATTAGAGTGTATTGATGTTAGCGTTTTAAAAGACATTCAAAAAAATGGTGGTGATGAAAAAAGATCGTGGAGATCAATCCCATTAAATGTAGACCCTAATGTTAAGGGTCAAGGTTGCTTACTTAGTTTAAGAGTAAACAAAGTAGAACTTGTTCAGAAAGGAGAAAGTCATGCCCAAGCCGCTTGAAGAAAAAAAAGATCCAATACAATTGGAATTACCATTTCCTGGACCTTTTCAATTTAAAGACGCTATTGCTAACATATCTCGTAAGCACGGATCACGAGGATCGGTGCTTCAACAATTATTAGGGGATGTCTGTCAAGACAAACCTGTTTTCTTTGGTGATTGGGTTTTAGGTCAACAAGAAAAAAATGCTGAAGAGCAGAAGGGAGAACCTGATGAATAAAAGTTGGGTTCAAGAATTACACGAGGAATTTAATTTTTATGATTACAAAGGTAAAAAAGTTATTGCTAAAACTGACAAAGAAAAATTAAAAATAGCGAATGACCACCAACCTTTAAGTGATCAAAAACAAAAAGATGCTGAAAAAAATGGTGTGTTAGTTTATCCAGAATCTTTATTTTTAAGGACAAGTTACACAGAACAATCAGTAGATGAAAAAATTAAAAAAGATAAAAAAGATAAAATAGAATTAAAAAAATCTTTTGCTCTAAAAGTAAAATCTTCTTTATCTCCTCGACAATTAAAAAAGAAAAGACAAGAAGACTTGATGAAATCTTTATCAAGTTTATTAGAATTAAAACTGAAGAAAAAACCTCTTATTGCTAAAATGAGAGGTGAGTTCCCTAAATTAAGTTCTGCTCAAATTTGTCGATTTATAAATAATCAATTGAAATTAAAAGTAATTGCAATTGATACTAAGTACAAAACTAAACCTTTTATTATCAAAGGTAAATACTGGAGGGTATTATGATTGATTTATTTGATTTAAAAAAAGGTGAGGCTAAGTATTATGAGAAGCCACAAAGATTTTATGTGGTAAGGGCTAATGCCAGCGCCCCACGTATCATGATAAAAGAAACGTATGCGGTGTGGCGAAGAAAAACTCAAAATAAAGTTTTGTTTCAATCTAAGTGGAATAAAGGAACGAAAACATTTAATTTTAGTTACACAATGGATCAGTTAGCCAATACTATTCCTGATGCTTTAATCATGGCTAAGTTATTAAAAATACAAAGATCGCAAGAAAATGTAATTAAGTTTAGAGAACAGGCAAACTTTCTTGAGGAGAAACTAAAAAATCCTAATAACTTTATCGCTAGTATTGATGAAGATTATCTAAAGAAATGGGGATCAAATTCTGTAAGTTTTGATAAATTACTTAGATAATGCTTGCTCCAATAATACTTCAAGGCGTATCACTCGTTCTTTTATTTCTGGTATGTCTTGGAGTATTATTAATTCTAATTGGTGTTGTTTTGATTCAACTGCTTCTAGTCGTTGTGACATCATTCCATAAGTTATTCCAGCACTTACTAAGATTAATCCTAACCAAATAACATTTCTAATATTAGTTTCCATTATTTATTTCTTTCCATATCTCTTAATATTTGCATGGCTACTAAATAATCTCCTGATGATAAACCTTGAGGAATTATCCCTTGTTTCAATTGATTTACAAGGTCAAAAGAAGTATTGTCAATACCAGTAGGAACAGTTTCTTCTATTTGAAGTTCGTTAACCTTCTTTTTTTTATCATTTTTAATATCTTCTATGGTTGTAGATATTTCTTCTATCTCATTATTTCCTCCTTTGTTAATAAAATCTTTATAAACTTTACTTTCTGTTATTCCTGTTGGGAGTAGTTTATGCGTAACATTTCCAACCCCACTCCCAATTGATTTTAATAGGTTTCCCCACAGAGTTTTACTTGCTAGTTTTTCAGGTAGGGTAGAGGCGTAATAGGAAATAGGATATGCACGTCTATATCCTGTAGACATGTCTTGTCCTGTATAAGGAACAAATCCACGAGCATCCCCTATTGTTCTTCCACCAATATTTTGACCTGACCTTAAAATACCTTGAACAATATTATTCATATTGGAACCTCGTGCGCCCGTAACATTTCTCATAATAGCATCATGCATGGCTCTTCCTGAACTATCCATAATATTAGTTCCTTTAACTACGTTTGTAGGGTCTAATGTAGCAATTCCTAATGCAGACGCTCTTATTCTGTCCATTGCCTTACCCATATTAATTTTAGCTTGTTGTTTTGAAATCTCTCCTGCGCCTAATTCTGCCATTGTTCTTCTTTGGAGTGCCATTCCTCCTGATAATTGACTTTGAAGGGCTTCAGTTTTTCCATCAGAAGAACCCGCCAATCCGCTTCCTGCAAAACCTAAAGATGTTTGAGTAGGTGAACCTGTCCCTGCTTTTTTAAAACCACCCCAACCTTTATCTGCTAATGTGCTTGTAGTTTCACCAGGCATGTTATGCTACCATCTGTCTTGGTTTCTGCTCACCGAGTAAAGAGGCTATTCCTCCATCGTTAGCAAATAATGGCAAACCTACACTTTCTAACCTGTTTAGCGTATCAGGATTAACACTTGCTGTTTGTGTAGTCTCTGAAAGAGGACTAGGAAGAGGTTGCACTACATTAGACATTTCAAAAGATTTATCGGCTTGAGGGATTTCTATAGGAACAATTTCCTCTCCTTCACCCATTATATCTTCTTGTAATTTTAAATTTTGATCCATAATAGTAGCCTCAGGAACAGAGTCAATTGGACTAATTTTTAAATCATTAATTATTTCATCAAACATTCTAAATTGAACAGAATCAGGAGAAAAAGTTTCTTTAATATCAATTAAACTTTCATAAGCTTCATTCTGACTTTCCTCACCAGGATTCTCTCGAAGGTGTAAATCAAAAACATTTTGCATAACTCTTTGCCAAAAACGTGGTCCTAGAGGAAGTTTAGTAAAAGGAACTTTTGTTATTTTGGCTTGTCTAGCAGGATCAAAAACCAAATTGGCTGCTTTTGCTAAGGTTGGATTACCTAACACTTTAGTTAAACCATATCGCATAATTAACATTGTTAGTATGCCACCCATAGCAACTCCAGGATTAAGAAAACCAAGAGTACCTGCAGTTCCTGCACCTCCTCCTAAAAATCCTCTAATAAAAGGTTGAAGACCTTTAATTTGTGCAGAACGCATTAAATAAGAGGAAGGGTCACCTATTTTAACACCTGCTTCAAATGCGCCATAATCAATAAGATTACGTAAAAACTGAGGATCAATACCTGCTTCTTTTAATAATAGTTTCCCTTTTTCATCTAAGCTTCTTATATCAAAGCCTAATTCTTTGGCTAATTTAAGAGGGTCAAATTGTAACAATCTTTTTTTATCTGCCGCTGTAGTCATGCCTGACCCTGTTATATCAAACGCTCCTCTTGATTTTTGGAAAGCATTGTTTACAAATTCTTTAGCAATATCTTTAAAAACTTTTTCTCCAACAATTTTTTTTAAATCTAGTAAAGTTTTTGGAGATTTAATTTTTAAAATATTTTCAAGCATCATATCCATATCTTTTTTAGTTATATCCAATCCTGTATCAAAAATATTTTTTACAAAAACTTTAAAGTTGCCTGCAGCAGGGGATTCAAATAAAGTTTTAAATGCTTTTGTATAAGTATTAGCAGTTTTATGAGAGGCAATAAGTTTGTTAGCAAGCTCAGAATCAGTAACTTTTTTTATGTTTATTCTTGAGGGGTCTAATGATGAGTCTAACGCTGTTTTAAAGTTTACTAACACTTTACCAAACTCTTTATTCATTTGTGTGCCTTGATTAACAATATCATTATAAAAACTATTTAATTTACCATTCCATTGTCTTAATTGTTGGTAAGAAATATCTCCTCCTTGTTTAATAATTTCTTGTTGTGATTTTCTCATCCAATTAAACATATCTTTTACAGCGGCATTTCCTGAAAGTCTGTCTAGGTTATTTTCTCTAAACCATCCGCTTTTAATTAATTCATCCCAACTTTTTACTATTCCTTTTTCATCTGTAATCCCAACAAATTCTCGTAAAATATTTCCTTCTCCAAATGCTTTAAAAGCCCCAAATATTTTATCTGCGTTTAAAATCTTTGTATCTGGTAACATTGCATGGAGTTTATATGTTTTATCCCATAATTTATTAGCCACATTTTTCATTGCTTTAAATTTATCTACTCCTCGTTGAAAAATATTAACTCCTTGCTCAGTAAATTTTGTTGTAGGAGCTATATTGGCAAATAAATCATTCATTATAGTATTTAACTTAGATACTCTTTTTCCTTTAGAGCCACGTAAGCCGCCTCCAACAAAAGGAAGAATACCTAAAGGCTTTAAAACTAATTGACCAATTCTTGATTGAGCCGCAATATCTAAATCTATTCCTATTCTCTGGGCTATTTTTCTTGCTTGCTGTATTGATGGGTCTGAATAATTAATCAGTTTGCCTGCTAATTTTGGTACTACTTCAGGTAAAACAAGACCAATGGTTTCCCAAAAAATAGCCTCTCTTGTATCTTGATTTAATTGTGCTAAATCAGGTAGATATTCCATTTTACCCGTTAGCAATGCTTGAGCAACATCATAGGCTGCGGCTCCTGTTATAGAGCCAAAGATACCTCCAAAAAAAATTTTACCGAATGCACGGGCTACTTGAGCAGGGCTCTTTGGTATATCGTTTACTTTAAGTTTTTTAAGTTTCATTAGGTCTTTTAAACCAGGAATATTCCCAACAGCACTACCTAATATAAAGGGAATATCTCTATCAAAATAAAGGTCTAATCCTTCAGGAACACCTTCTATACCAAACATGTTTAAAATTTTGCTTCCTCTTTGTTTTTCCCATAATTCTTTAGATTTCTCTACTGCGGCAATAAGTTGGTCATCACCTGTTGCATAAATTTCCTCCATTTTCTCTTTAGTAAAAGGATTATCTTTCTCACCCTCTTGCAGAGCCTGAACAATTTTTTTAATACGTTCGGCTTCTTTCTTAGTAGGGGTATCACCTTCTATTTCAATTGCAAATGGTATACCTTCTATTGTTACAGTGCCCATATTAATCCTCTTTGATTGTTGTATCCGATAATTCTACAGCAGATGTATCACCATCACCAAGTTTTATTATTTCTTCTATCTCATCTAAACTATAAGAATCTTTTTGTTTAAATCCTGTTGTGCCTTGATCTGGTTGTAAATTAAGAATACTTTGTACAAAAGCATCAATGTCACCAAATTTATCTGCAATAGATTGTTTATCCATTTCATCATCTTCACCTACGGTAGTTAATTTAATGTATTCTTTAAGTAAATTAGCGACTTTTTCCGTAACAGCATCTACTTTTTGTTTAGCAACTTCACCGCCGAACAATCCTGTTGGATCAATTTCTTTAACACTTACTTGTTCTTGGGTTGCAGTTGGTTGTCTCGTTCCTTTAAAACTTCTTAAATCCGCTATTCCTTGTGCAATAGAATTTTTTAACATTTGAATTTCTTGAATTTCTTTTTTGTTAAACGTCTTAAAAATTTTACCTTTTTTATCAAACAACTTATCCCCTAAATATGCATCATCTAATTGATCTACCATTGTAAATAATCCTTGCAACGTCTCTAATACAGCACCTGGAAATCCCCCAATTTCAGGATTATTAACTAATATTTCTTTCATGCGGTAAAGTTCATTTAAAGTGTTATTAGAACGTGCAATAAGTTTGTTAATATCATCCATTTCCGTTGATGTACCTACCCCTTCATATTGAAAAATTTGGTCTATATCTGTTTCTTCTCCAGATTCACTTGTACCCGAAGCACGTTTCACGATACCTCCATCTTTATAATCTTCTCCTTTACCTTCATACCGAATAGCAGAACCTTTTTTTCCTAAGAACTCAGTAAAGTCCCAATTAAATTGTAACTCTGTTCCTTTAGGATAGAATTCATAAAATCTTTCCCAATCCACCACTTGACTATATTCAGGACCTTGAACTCCCATTGGGTTACCTTTTACTCCAGTTGGAGCATTTTTTACAAAACCAAGTTTAATAGCTATAAATTTATCGCGGTCATCATTTTGCCCAACCGCTAGTGTTTGTTTCTTTTTTGTAGCTTCATTTAGTCGTTTCATCGCGGCTATTTCTTGTTGCCCTGCCTGACTCAAAGCAGCCATTGCTAATTGCATTTTCATTTTGTTTTCTTCGTCTGCTCTTTTACTTCCTAAAGCATACGTTTCATCAAAAAACTTACTTGCTGAATCTTTCCAATCACCACCTTTAGCAAAGTCAAATCCTGCACGTGATAATGCCATTAAAGCATCTGCCTTTCCTTGATTAGGGTTACTAAATCTTTCTTCTAATCCTAAATAGGTTGGTAAAATATTTTCAAATCTTGTGGCTAAATTACCTTGATTAAATTTTTGAACCACGCCCCCTGTTGCAATACCAACAGGTCGTTGAGGCATTTCTAAGGCGCCACTTTCAATTTGTCCAATACCTGTATTAGCCGTTTCTTGGTCAAGCATTTGCATAACAGGTTGTACTAATACAAGAACACTGTCTGGTGTTCTTTCTGCATCTGCCTCTCCTACAAAAGAAGCCAACTCTTGTCTTCTGTCTGCTTCACTTAAATCATCACCGCGTATAGCACGCATCAATTCATCATATGTTTCCGATGAATCAATTGCTTCTTGTGCTCCTTTTCCTTGCGTAAGAACTTCTGCGGCTACTTGGTCAGGATTTTGATTAAAACCATCCATGATACCAACGTTCTCAACGTCTACTTGTTCACCTTGTATTGGAGAGCCTGCTTCTCGTGAAACAATATCAGTGCTCATAATTTCCATAAGAGGAGCTACATATTTTTTCATGTTTTCAGGCATTCTTTCAAAATAATAATCATCGCTTACACCTCGAAAATCACCATCATCATCATACAGAAATGTGTTAAAAAAATCCTCATTTAAAGATTCTAAGTAACGATAAACTTTTGAGTTTGTTGTATCAAAATTGTTTTCTCTTAAAACTTGTAATGCACCCTCTTTACCTAAATAACGATTTGCGTCTTCAAAAGAATCTAAAATTAATGTTGGAGTAGAAAATTCTCCACTAGATATTTTTTTTAAATTTTCAACAGCCCCTCTTGCAAATTGTTTCTTTTTATATTCCATTTCCATTGTAAAAGGGTAATCTTGTTTATCTAACATTTTGTCTTGTTCTTTTATTATTTCTGGATTAATTGTTTGTGAATAGTAACTATTTTCACCTTGTATAGGGGAACCAGTTGCTCTTGCAGATGGGGTAGTAAGTTCTACAAGTTTTCTATAATCATCACCTTCTGTATTAATTGTTCTCTCTTCAACTGTAACGGAATCAAATGGGATATTTGGATATAATAAACCAAATTCATATTCATTTAATACATACTCATTTCCCTTGCCCCATTGGTCGTGTTCTCTTAAATGGTCATCTATATTTTTTACAATTTTTGAATTCTTTATTTTATCATAAAGCCATTTTAAAATTCCTTTGTCAGCATCCCAACCACTCTCTTGCGCTTTGTCACCTTCATACTCATAGGCATCATAACCTTTATCTTCGTAATCTTTTTTTCCTTTTTCATCAGCATCCCAATTAAATCTATTCCATCCCCAATAATCT